GCTATAAGAATCTAAGTGACAGAGGCACACGAAATAATCAACCTCAAGTCAGCGATTTTTATAGTCGGTTACTTTATTATGGGAGCGTAGTCCAATGGCAGAGACAACGGACTTAAAATCCGTACAGTGTGGGTTCGACTCCCACCGCTCCTACTATATTAGGTATAATGATGAATAAACATTCCGATCCTCTGGATTATGTATTATCTTGTTGCGAACAAGGATTACTGCCAGAATTATTTTGCGTTCAAAACGCCAAAGACGAATTACAAAAACTTCGTAAAGAAATAAATTCTTTTAAGATTGTGGCATACGGTCGAGTTAATGATAGGTTAGATTTATATGGCGTAAATATTAATCATAACCCTTACTTAAATCAAGATACTATTGTACCACTATATTCTAATAAACAAGAATTCTTAAAAGAAGATTGGAAAGGATACAGTTATGGTCTCTCTGCCAAATAAATTTTATCGCGGGGTAGTTCACAGTCCAAAGAATCCTAAACACCCTAATTTTAGATTTTTGATTGTGGATACTGTTTATGAAAAACAGGACGAAAACGGAGAATGGTATACGGACTCATTCAATAGTTATGAAGATTTTCTTTTTCATAATCCAGACAAAGGCGATTCTTTTTATGGAGTATACGGATCTTATTGGATAGATATTCCACGAAATACTCTGAAGATTAGTGAAACATTTAATCTTAAAGAAGCAATATTCATTGCCGAATCTATTATGGGTAATTCTATTATAGAAACGACAGAGTAAAATGATCAATACTGAATTTGAAATTGATTATAGTGATTGGTTTGATGAAGGAGGATGCTGTCAAGTATACCCTATTAAAAATCACAAAGGTTCAGTATTCAAAGAGTTTAGAAATAAAAAGAAAGCCAGTGAAGCATATTCTATTCAAAAAAAGTTAGCCAAATTCGATCTTGCTCCAAAAATACTTAGCAAAGTTTGTAAATTAAATTTTGCAGAAGAAGAGGGTGTTACATTTTATGAGAGCAGTGATTGGGGTTTTATAACAGAATACGCAAAAACCTGTAAAGCAAACAGTGTTATCAAAATGTATCATATTCAAGAATTAGTAAACGAAATTCAAGAAAAAACAGGTTTAAAATTTTGGGATTGTCATTGGTATAATGTTGGCTTAGTTAAAAGAGGACGATCTAAAAAATTGGTTTGTATTGATACGGGGAAAGAGAGTTTTGATGGTAATGCTAATGCTTGGGGAAATGTTGATCCTGGGCCAAAATGTAGTTACTGTTATAAATATGATTGTAAATGCTAGGAGAATATTATGCCATATGTAAGCGAAGATGATAGATCAGAATTAGATGATTGTATTGACCGATTAACGGTTTGTATTCGTGATATTAAACATTCACTCAAAAATCCTCATGATTTTAGTATTTATTTAGGCAGAATAAATTACTGTTTTTCTCGCATAATATCGGGACTAATGGAACAACCATCCTATAATAAGATTGCTATGATTACTGGTGTATTAGAAAATATAAAACAAGAATTCTATAGAAGAATTGCTGCTCCATATGAAGATACTAAAATTATCCAAAATGGCGACATAAAAGAGTACAAAAAACTAAAATAAGGAGTCTATTATGTCACGAGACTTTGATGATATCTACAAAAAAATTGATCAATCTCATAAGGATCTTTATAAGCAAGATACAGAAAACGCTAAAGATATTTGTATCTTAAAAAAAGATCAGGATAAATTACTCAAAGATATTAATGAGATTAAAAAAGAAGTTAGAGATATCAGTTATAAAGTTGATGTGATGCTAGAAATTCTTAATAGTTTTACTATCATGTTAGAAGAGGAAGAAGAATTTGATGAGGATTACGATACTGATCAAACATGGGTGCCAGATGAAGATGACGAATGGAGTAATAAGGAAGATGAAAGTTGATGGCTAGTTTAGCATTATTAGTTACAATAATATTTTTGGGTATGATTTTATTTGGCCCACTATTACTAATAATAAATAAACTAAATATTTTTCCAAAGATCATAATTCAATTATTATCTGTATTTTGTGCTATTTATGGATTATGGTGGATATTAACTCTTATTACGCCTATTCGCTGGCTAGGATTATTGCCCATATATTGTGCGTACCTTGCAACAAAATCTAAAGACGCGAGGCTTGACAACCGATAACAGTATGGTATGATACGCTAATCACAGGTCGATAACGAAACATATTGGAGAAGAAAATGAAGTTGGCAGACAGGACGGTTGAGACTCATAGTGCTGGTGTTAAGAGCGAAGCAGGATTCACTATCGCCCAAACCAGTAAAATGTTTAAGATTTTGTCAGACTCTCTTTATTCTGACAAGGTGATGGCAGTTGTTCGTGAATTGTCCACCAATGCTTATGATAGTCATATTGCTGCTGGCAATAAGAATCCTTTTAAGGTGGTGTTGCCTAGTGCTGGTAATCCTAATTTTGTAGTGCGTGATTATGGTACTGGTCTTAGTCAGACCGATATGGAGAACCTGTATACAACTTATGGTGCTAGTAACAAGAATACTAGTAACGATTTTGTTGGTTGTCTTGGTCTAGGTTCTAAGAGTCCGTTTGCATATACCAAGAGTTTTACTACCAGTTCTTATTATAACGGACAAAAGTATACTTATGTTGCCGCTATTGATGATAGTGGTGTTCCTACTCTGAATCTTTTTAGTGTCAGCGAAACCGACGAGCCTAATGGTCTTGAGATTAGTTTTGCTGTAAAGCAGTATGACTTTGCTGAATTTAGCAGCAAGTCTATGCGTATTTTCCACTATTTTAAGATGAAGCCCATTATCGAAGGTGGTGTTCTAACTAATCTAAAAGATCATAAATATAGCAACAAGAATATCGTCTTGAGCGGTGATGGCTGGAGAGTTTGTCGCCTGAACAATGATACTAATTATTATCCTAATGTTCATCATCATATTGATAGTGGCATTGTTGCATTGATGGGTAATATCGCATATCCTGTTAAGACTAGTCAGATTATTGGTGATGAAAAGCAAACAACTAATGATGCTATTCAGCGTTGGAATCGTGCTTTTCAAAAAGCCGATATTGATAGTTGGAAAAGTTTTGTTGTTGAAATCATTAATCAAAACCTTTACCTTGAACTTGATTTTGGTATTGGCGAATTGGAAATGGATGTTTCCAGAGAAGGTTTGCAGTATACCAAAGATGTAATCAGAACCTTGCGTGAAAAGACTCAAGAGATTTATCTTGAGATGAAGGAAGAATTTAGCAAGAAAATCGCTGCCGCAAAAACCAAGGTAGAAGCAATTACGCTTTATTATACCCTTAACGATCTTGCTGGTGGTTGGGGAGTTGGTGCTGAATGGACTGATAGCAAGGGTAAGAAGCACAATATTAATTCTGGACAGGATCTAGAATATAAGATTCCTGCCGGAAAGAGTATGTACGTTTTTAATTATCGTACTGCTGGCTATCGTTCTCGTCGCATGGTTTATCAGACAAATAGTATTCATCATAATACTCTTACTGGTCAAGGCGAATATTATTGGAATAATCAGAAAAAGACAGGAGAACTGTCATTCTTTGTTTGCGATATTAAAACAGAAGAAACAGCAAAGAAGATCGTTACTAGATATTGCAATGATAATAATTGCTTTGCATACCTAATGATTGATACTAAGGATCATACCAAAGCAGATGAAGGTTTTGATAGTCTAATTGCTGATGTTGGTGCTGACAAAATCAAGAAGGTTTCTGACTACAAAGATTTGATTAAGAGTAATAATCCTCGTAAGCAAAGTAGTCGATCCTCTAATGGTGCTGTTAGCGACCAAGATGTATTTTTCATCTATGGAGAATCTAAGGATAGCGGTAAAATTAGCAATCCTTATAACGACGCTCCTTGTCTCAGGGTTTTGACAGAAGATGAATTGGAGGCTTTTGAAGATAGTGATGAGATTATTTATGTTCCAATCATTCGCTATGCTAGTGCTTCTAATGAATATCCGTCAATTTCTGATTTGAACCTAATGATAAACGATGTTACTGCAACATCACTAGTCAAGGATTTGTTTGGATCTAATAAGATTTATGCTATCAAAAGTGCTTTTGTCGATAAACTCAAGAAACAGGGTTATACTCTGATCGACTTTAATACTTTCTTCAAGAAACAACTCAAAAGAGTTGCCAAAGATAGTCTGAGCAAGTTGTCAGAATACAATGGTATTGTTGAATTTAGCAGAACTCAGGACAATTATTCTGCTAAGAATAGCGACACTTACTATGGATATGGCACTCTGGAAAAGCAATTTACTTTTCATATGCTTAATATTTTTGGTTTGGACTATGAGAAACATATTAGTAATAAGAAACTGGTTGATGCTATCAATTATTGTCTAATTATTGAGTTCTTTGTTGATACTGTTCATCGTCCTTCTTTTGATATTAAGCGATTCAAGGCGGCCGATTATTTTGGTCATATGACCAGACTATTAAGTGATATTGGGATCAATGGTCTTGATAGTCAGAAGGTTCGTAATAGTAATATTGCGTACAATTCTTTAGTATCTTATATTCAGAGTAGAATGTATATTCACAATGAAGATATGATGAAGGAGTGTATTGCTATTATTAAGCCAGATGTTTCAAAGAAATATAATCTTGCCAAAATGGAAGATGTTAGAAAAGATATTAAAGCCGAACTTGACAACAATCCCGTTTTGAAGTATATTGTTGGTAGTCGTGCCGTGTCTGGCGAACTAAGAGAACTATCTGGTTCAAATGAACCGATTAAACAACTTGATGACAGGCATTACTACAGCGGTAATACTAAAACATGGTTAACAAGTCTAAATGATGTGGAAGCATTTAGAAAGCAAATTGGTAGTTTGGTTAAGTAATCACAGGTAACAATAGGAGTTTTACAATGGCTGTTCCGTTTATGTTTGTTGATGGTAATTTGACGCTGGTTCTTAATAACCAGAGTTATCAGGTTTTGCCGGATCATATTAATTACAAGATGATTCTTGAGCGTTTGCCAACAGCGACCGCTGATGAATTGCTTGAGATTGTTGATATTCAAAAGGCAGTCGCAGTATTTAGCGATGGTCTTGTGGATATTAAGGAAGGTAAGGTATTCTATGATGGCGACGAAGTTCATGGTAGTATCAGTAAAAGAATTCTTGAGTTTATGAGCAAGGGTCTGCCATTTCAGCCTCTCGTTAACTTCCTGAATAATCTTATGGATAATCCTAGTATGCAGAGTCAGCAGGAACTTTATGATTTCCTTGAGCATGAACATCTGCCAATTACTGAGGATGGATGCTTTCTAGCATATAAGGCTGTTCGTAGTGATTATATGGATAAGTATGCTGGAAAGTTTCGTAACAAGGTTGGTGATATTTGTAAGATGACCCGATCAAAGGTTGATGATAATCGTGGTCGCGGTTGTTCTCAGGGACTTCATGCTGGTGCATTAAATTATGTTGCTGGTTACGGCAGCGTTGATGCTGGTGATCGTATCGTTATTGTGAAGATTAATCCTTGTGACGTTGTTAGCGTTCCTAGTGATTGTAATTGTGAGAAACTTCGTACTTGCCAATATGAAGTTGTTGGAGAGTATCAAGGCGAACTTCTCAAGCCGCTTTATTCGTCTAACTTTGCTGAAGATGACTATAATGATGATGAGGACGATTATGATCATGAGTATAGTTGGGCATGGAATGATGACGAAGAAGATGTAGATGAAGATTACTATGCTGATGATGAAGATGAGGATGATTACGACGATCAGTATTGATCGTTAAAAGAAAAGTAGAGTCTGGTGACTAAGATAATAGCCTCTGGTTGGGAAACTCGACAAACGCTATTTGAGAGGGTTCGACTCCCTCCTACTTTCTGGATATTGCTAATGATGGTAATGTTTGCTGTTCCAATATCAATTCACAGGATAATGTAAGGAAGTTGTATGTTTAATGATAATATTGGTTTTAACCCTTTTGATAAGAATAATAGCGTTAATGCTAATGGATACGCTTCTAAAAGAGTTAAGTTTTTGAGTTCTTTTAACCAACAGCATATCTATGTTTATAATGGTAATCCTCGTAAAAAGATTAGTAGCATGAATCATACTACTGATATTGGTGAGGTAATCAGTGCCAACATAAACAACGATTCTGACGCTTACTTTTATATTAATGGTGGTCGTAAAATTTATGCAATCAAACAGTTTACTTGTTGCTTTTGCGATATGGATGCTGGTCGTGATGAGCAGGGCAAATACTTTAAGCCTAGCATTGTTATGAATAAGAAAAAGCAGTTCCTAAAGAAGATCAACGAGTTCCCTGTTAAACCTAGTTGGGTAGTAGATACTCGTAATGGTTATCAGTGCTACTGGATTTTTGATAATGCTAGTCGTAAAATGATTGGGTCTAACAAAACCTTCTGGAGCGGTCTGCAAAAGAAGTTAGTCAATTATTTTGGTGGAGATCCAAGAGCAATTAAACCTAATCAGATTTATAGAATTCCTTATACTTGGTGGCGTAAAGGATGGGAAAAGAAGCAACCATACTTTACCAGTTTGCTGCCCGGTAGTGATGGTGCTACAGTTAATGTTGCAGATTTAAAGTCCGCTCTTACTGGTCAACCAGCAAACCTACAAATAGTTCCAGAAAAATGCAGCGACGAATGGTATAAGGGATATGCTAAGGCTTATAAGCAGTCTGATGAAAGCGGCATCCCAGTATCATCAAATGTTGCATCAGAAATACTGAATGACATTCAAGAAAAAAAGAAATGGTCTAATCTAAGTAAGTGTTCAACTATTCTCAATGATATCTATGATGATAACGACGAGAATGTTGAGGTTGCTCATGGTGAACCCATGCCAGTGTCGAAGGGTTGCTGTAACGCTACTGTTGACTCTGGTGACGAGGATATAAACCTTGATGGGTCGCAGACCAAACTTTTAAAAACCGTTGTGGAGTTCCTTAATCAAGTCAGCACCCCGCTGTATTTTAGTAACAATAGATTCCTATCTAGTGCTGCTAAAGACTTGGCAAATCAACTCAGTGACAAATTTTGCATTGGATAAAAATGCACGAAGATTATGATGATAATGAATATGATGAAGATGATTATGACTATGATCATCCATCCTTAGATCCTTATCATTATTACTTTAAATTTGATGTGTCGGCCGATAGTCCACTGTCAAAATGGTTAACAGATATGTTTAATGATATAGATTGGAATCAAATACCGTCAATACCATTAAATAATGTTCCCGGCTTTCCGTTTGTTTCGTTACCTGTGAATAGTTGGAATCCCGATACTGGCAAGGGTAACTCCTTCCAGTATTTGGGATCCAATTATGCCGGTAGTCCAATATGGAAAAAACAATATTTTGTAATTGACAAAATAAATAATGAGTATAAACTACACCT